GTATGAGTTTGACAACAATTAGTCGGGTGTACAATTGGCGGCATCACATTTGGTTTGCAATGAAACATGACTAAGCTCTCCTTTCATTCATTGATCATATTCATTATTAAACTATGATAAACAGTGTATACATGTACCATTACAATCACCCATATTTGTCCGATCGAGTACTATCCACAGCCTAAATCAAAAAAAGTATCCTCAAAAATTTTTTAAGGATACTTAAACTGAAAGGAGAGAAGTAAATATATTTATTATTATGATTTCGATCCATATTTGCAGCTTGTCTATTCGAATTCATTCAAAAAAAACAAGAAGCATCCTTCAGGATACCTCTTGAAAAAAGGGGTAATTCTCGATGTATTTTATTTTATGCAATAAATTTAAAAAAATAAACTTGTCTACTCGCTTAATACCATAACTCGATAGTCCAGTCTTGGACTGTCCTCTTATCTTAGTTGTACAATTCCTCCTTACGCTAAACGCTTATTCAAATTTGCGCCTTACCCATACTCCGGGAGGAAGCCAAGCATTGTAAGGCAGCATGTCCAAAAAACATACTTCATATAATCTCCCGATACCAAAGCCGCAAGACTAGCGCGATCCGGCTCAGAATGCTCCTCCCGTTTGGCTACATTCTTCATCGCCTTAATTTGAGTATCCGAATTCACCTTGATAAGGGAATGGTGCATCTCCCGTTATTTCTTGATAAGTAAATCTTATCGACAAATTACGCATAAAAATTCCCCCTCTTTATCCCCCCGATTATCGGAAAAATGTCGGGATTTTGTCGGGTTTTTCTCGATGAAAAAAGCACTCAGATAATTCCGAGTGCTGTTGCAATACGGCAGATTGCCCGTTGCTTTATTTCATAATAGGTATCCTTTTTCATCCCGAGTTCCATATAAATATTGATGTCTTTCACCCTGGCAGCCGTCAGGTATTTCTTTTCGATAATCAAACGTTCTTCATCGTCCAAGCTGTTTTGTAACGCCCGTTCCATCTGCTTGACCTTGAGTTCGTTCACTGTAAATGAATCCCGGAGGGAAGGGAAAATATTAATGCCGGCAGACGAACATTCTTTTTTATTCTCTAATTGGACTTTGAGCGCGCGGTAATTTTTCAGTTCTTTGATGACTATTTTCCGGACGGCTTTTTCGTCCACATCATCGAGAAAAGATAGCTGTTCCTTTGACATCCTTTCCCTCCATTCGTTCATTTTTCTTTTTCCCATTCCTGGATCCGTCTTTCTGCAATCTCCATCCAGATTAATGGAGCGGCAAGAATGGGGTATTTAACTTTGAGAGTGAAATCTGAGGGAAAACCCATCAGAAATCACCTTCTTCCAAAATCTTACTTAGTGTGGTTAAATCTACTCCAACGATGTCATATTCATCAGATTCAGGAGGAGAAATACGGATTGGTTGATTATCAAATTTACCGCCCCACAACTTTTCAAAGCGTTGGAATTCCATATCTTCGGTGTATTTAGGTTTCTTTAATGTTGCCTGAGTACCGTACAAAACCTTTGCTCTTAACACGTCAAATGTGTACCCCTTTCCTGCTTTTTCTACCGATTTTATGATATTGTTCACGCTCTCGGTGTAAGCGTTGGTGAATTGTCTATCAAAATAGTTAAATATCTCAGTTTTGTTATTGTTAAAGGTCTTTCGTATCTCCTTGAATTCCTTGAACTCTGTTGGAATTTCACTTTGCCATTTGTCATACCGTTCAAGGGCTTCTTGTTTGTCTGCTGATTGATTGTAAACATCTCTGATACCTTCCTTTAGCCAGTAGGCTTTTTCAAGCAGAGGATAGCGTTTGAACCACTCCATACGCCTTTCTATGTCCTTCCATTCCAAGTCCTCTTTGTTACGGAGGAGAACCCATCTATCTCTTGTTAGGAAGCGTCTTTCGTCTTTTGGTAAACCGTTCTTAATCTTAACTCTGATAGCGTTTAGGGCTTCCTGTGCGTACTTGATGACATGGAACTTATCAACTACTACAAAGGCTTCTGGAACTAATTCATTGACTGCGTACTTGTAACCAGCGTTCATGTCTACTGTGGCAACCTCGATGTTCTTGTAGCCTTCCATTGACTGTATAGTGGCTTTTATGGTGCGTTTAAGGTTGTCTGGTGTAATCTCTAACATGATGCGGTTCTCATTGTCAGTAAACACACCACGCATTGTTTTATTAAGATGGGCTTCATCTATCCCTAAGACTCTTGGTGCTACAAGATAACGGTCACGTTCCATATCCTCTACATACTCTTCAAAGTACCGTCTAACTGATGTATGAGAGATACCGTATTCGTCAGCAATATTAGTAAATGGTTTCTTTAGGGCTAACTTCTTCATATGCTCTTTAAGACGCTTAGTGACCTTATCATTGCGGTCTACACTATCCAGAAGCTCATAGAATGTACCGTCACAGAAAGGGCATTTCCACCGCCTGTGGCGTATTACAATCCGTACAGCTTTACCATGCATTGATATGTCTGATACAGTGCGTTCCTTCACTTGATGCCTTTTGAACTCTGCATCTGGATTGGTATATTCTGATTTGATTTCACCACAGTTAGTGCAAATAAAAGGTGGCTCAATTCTTTCTACGGTAAAGCGATAAAAGTGTTCGTTTTGTTCTTTTAGTAATACTTCAAATTCTGGTAAGTTTAACATTGTCCTTTTCACCTCGAAAGTTCATAAAATGGTATATAAACCATTTTACTACTTTTAAGGTTTCCAGTGAACTTTCAGTGTGACGTATCTTGTTTTAGATTCCTATTAATGACTAAGTTGTTTAGTCATTCCTTTGGAATATCCACAAATATTGATTAAAGCATCTTCAGCTTCATCTCTCGTATCAAATTGTGCCACCAAACGTTCGCAACTTATCATTTTGTCGCCTCTGTGATGTCTGGGAGACCTAATCGGGCAAATATTAAACTTACCCTCAACAGTTTCGTAAATTGCCACCAAACGACCAGAGTTAGAAAATGAGTATTTTTTTAAGTTGGAGATTTCCCTTTTAGATAACATTAAAATTCCTCCTTTTGATTTATAGCATCCCTAAATCAAGTATGATTTTTTTCGAATCGCATCGTCTTTTGATTCAATAATCACCTTGATGTTTCAAGAAACTAAGTGGTACTCTTAAATTCTGTTAATCTATTTATCACCCTGATAATTCAATATCCCAAGAATGACGATTCCTATAATTAGATAAATCATAACTCCTCCTTATCGGCGCTCGCCGCCTCCAATAGATCAGGATTTTCATAGACTGTTCCGAGATATTTTGAATCCGGCCCGCAATCGGCAAGAGACTGAAGTAACCCACCGGGATGTTCCCCATAAAATGCGGCTAGATCGTCGTAAAAAACAACCTTGAAAATTCTACCGAGAGAGTCTTTTCGGATGTCTCCCTCCCAAATCTCCCGGCCAGTTTCGTCCTTCAATCCGGTGTATTCACATCGACCAACCAATTCACAGTCTATAAATCTTGGTGAATCAAAGTCATAAGCAACCTCTAAACCTGTTTCTAAGTCATTTAAACTGAGAAATCTATCGAAAATCTTCTCGGTCGCCCGATCTCTTAACACATATCGAAACTTAATCTCTCTCATCCGTTCTACCTCCCATCATTTCACCCTTTGAAGTCTATTCACATCATCAATATTCATTTGATAGTCAGCCTCTCGGACGGCAGCGGCGAATGATTCAATCCCTTTTTCCCAAAGGCCGTGACGCTCAATGATTTCCGAAAACTCTTCAACGTCATGCTCGCGAATCCCCCAACTGTCGGGATCGTCTACGCGTCCATACACAGTGACCCACTTGCTTGAATCTTTCGGATCCGGTTCCTCCCATTCCGCGCGGGTAAAATGACAAAGTTCATGATCTACCAGGGCGGCGCGCTGTTCCTCCGTCATCGTCCTCCATGCTTCCTTATTGATAAATACAAATAGCATGTAATCAGTCATGTGGCGCTCAAAGGCCGTGCATTTTTTCGCCTTCCCAGCCCACTTGCTGCTACCTTCCCGGATGTAAAAACCGATGTGTTCCTTTGCATCTTTTAAATGTGGGTGATGTTTATCAATTAAACTTTCGGCCAGCTGCCGCACCTCTTGTGATTCTTCAAAACCTACAAATGCCATGGGTCATTTTCCCCTTTCAATCAATTTCTTTTTGAATATTTCGTCTAATTCAGTTAATGAAAGCTCATACAGCTGCCGACCGTCAGGTGTTTTAAAATACCCCATTTTAAGCAGCCGCGCTTTAAGCTCGTCCTTTTTCCTTTCATAATAAAGAGCCTTCATTAATTCATTCACACAAAGCCCCCCTTTAACAGTTCCCGGGCCATGTAATGAAAATGATGATAGATATAGTTTCCGGTCGCGCTCGGGTTAATAAAAACGGTTGAGAAATTGTAACGGACTTCAAACGTTTTTAAGCTGCCAAGCAAGGACTGCGGCTTATATTGTGAGCGATATTTTCCGTTCAGTATTTTTTGATAGCCCTCCAGATCCTCCACAAGAAGAGTGAAGGGATATTTTGACGCGCGAATCAATTCATTTTCAAACCGAGAACGGTCCTTAATGGATTGAACCAGCTCATCAACTCCATTTTTCCGTTCGATAGCAGCGTTCAAATACATGTCCCGGCTAATCCCGTATTCCTCGTTTTTCGGGATCATGGCGGAATAGTCGCCCGTCTTCATCCCTTTGAATTTGATGGATACGTTCTTTTTGCGGAGATAGTCAAGAACATGCTGGTTCTTCTGCTCCCTCGTATCCACAATAATGATCATGCTGTCGAGAATATTTTTCATTTCAGTATCCGAATAGTTATAGTGAATAATCGTCATGCTTTCTTCCCCTTAAAGTACGACATGGCACTTTCATAGATTTCTAAAGAGAGTTTGTCCGTTTCTTCATCCTCAAAATTCGAAACGGAGCTGTTCAGATCTCTCCAGCCGTTCTCCCAAAATAGAACGAGCAATCTCGCGGCTTTGGTTGCCGCATCCCACTCATGATTGAACCAGTCGTCTATTTTTGGATTCATTTCTTGATCTATGCCCATAAAATAATTGATGATTTTATCAATGGTCTGTTTGACTTTGTGATCCTGCATTGAGTATTCACCTTTTAAGTACTGGATGATCCGTTTTTTATGTGACTGAACAAATTCCACAAGTTCTGGATAGACGTTCTCCGGATGCTCAATATAAAGGTCATCCCCATCCAGAACTAAAGGTGAACCCAAAAAGGCAAGGTCATCACAAATTTGTTTTGGATGCATTGGAATCACCACTTTTTAATGCTATACCGAAAACAAAGAGCTTATTTCCAGTTGATTTTCTAAGATCATATTTTAATTGTCTTAATATTTCATAAAACGTCCGAGTACCGATAAATGAGTTTTCACGTAAACCAAAATATTCTCTACATGCAACATAAAGCAATTTGGCTTCAACCTTCCCACCACAAGAACGAATACATTGGTTTTTAATGAAATCCTCAATAGTATCTGCGCAATTCATTTTTTCACCTCTTTTAAAAAGGGGTTACTAAAAGGGTTATCAAATTAAAATTTCAGTAACCCACTCGAAATCCAGTCATATCAATGGATTGAGACATTTTTTTGATTAAAGGGTTACTGAATTTTTCTATTTCACTATTAAGCTCTATAAATAATAATTAATATATATATTTATTTTTTTATTTATTTTTTTCAGTAGATGGAACATAGAAAATTCAGTAACCTCAGTAACCCCTAAAAAATGTAAAACGCCAATAAATCCTTATATATCAATGGTTAAAGCTTCTTTCTATTGATTGAAGTAACCTTATCTGGGTTACTTTTTGTAGTGATTTCAGTAACCCTTTCAGTAACCCGCCTATCATTATTCTTCAAAAAACTTCCTCCGGCGTACTGATTTAATGTTATTCCATGGATAAATGTCTTGTTTTTTGCCCCTTTTGCTTTTTTAAAACCTCGAATTTCTAATTGACGATAAAAGGCACGGTTTTTTAACTCAACATCATCATTTTCATAACACCAATCTTTGTATTCCTTATAGAGTTCCTTTGCTTCGATTTTTGCAGTCGGATGAGTGACACACTTTTCAGCAAGAAAAGGGGCGAGAATGTCCATATCCTCCCGGTAGCCTTCCGTTGCCTTCCTGATCGTTTCCGGTTCTCCCAGGCCTTCCTTCTGCCACTTCAAGCAGCCCTCAACAGCCCAGCGGAGAATCCCGGGCATTTCTGCGGACAGTTTCTGCGGCAGCTTCTTATCCACTTTTTCTTTAGGGATCGTGACAGTAAACGGGATTAGCCGGATCCGGCGCCAAATACCTTCATCGCTGCCTTTAACGATCGGTTTATGGTTTGTGGTAAAGAAGACTTTAAATTCCGGTGTAAACTCAAAATATTCCTGTCGCAGGAAACGAGCAGACATCTTTTCGCCGCCGGTGATCTGCTTCACCAACGATTCAGACAGCTGCTGCCCCTCTTCACTCTCGACGGCCGACACAAATCGGGCGCCGTCCAGCCGGGCAATATCATTGTTTATGGCGCTGTCATTTTTCTTCTTTATGAAGGTGTCGCTGTTGGTCTGACGGCCATAGTCCCCAAACAAGTGCTGAACGGTATTGATAAAAGTTGATTTACCATTACGACCGTTCCCAAATAGAAAGAACATGACTTGTTCCGTGGTATCCCCGGTCAGTGAATAGCCAATTGCCTTTTGCATGAAATCAATAATTTCATAGTTTGGCGTGCCCTGGTCATCTATAAAAATACTTTCCAAGAAAGTTTTCCAGTTCGGGCAGTCGGCGTCCGGTTGATACGAGATAGGAGATATTTTCGTGAAAAGCAGATCCCGATCATGCGGCAGAAGTTCTCCTGTTTTTAGATCGATCACACCGTTATCGCAATTGAAAAGATATTTGTGGGAATCCAGTTCCTGTTTCCTCACTGAAACCATTGGCCGGACATCTAAAATGGTGTTCATCCGTATATTGCGGCGCTCGCATTTCTTCGCCCAATCATTGAGCTGTTTTTTTCGGAATTTGTCTTCTGTGGCCTTGGCCTCGCCGTATAATGCCCGTAATGTTTTCGCGGTAATGGCTTCAATTTTTCGTTTGCTGTCTTCTTCCCATCGTTTCCCGTTCCAGATCAGCCAGTCGAGCTCGTTACAGTATCGAATATTTTTCCCATGGTAGTAGACAATCCGTTCCGCGTTGCCGAGCTCCGTCAAATGAAACACCGGCGGGGTGTCAATAATTTCTTTCGTATCCTCAACTTGAGAATTATTTGGATGGGAAATGTACACCTCATACGGCTGTTCCTGCTGCTCTTCCAGCAAATCAGAAATTGTGGTATGAGTAGAATAGATAGCCGCAGCAATTGTCATTTCTCCATATGTAGCACCATCAGATGAATGCTGCCGATCCCATTTCTCCCGGTACAAACCCGATTCACGAAACATTGAATCCATTTTTGCGGGATCCTTATCCGTCCAGAATGCCAAGTGATTACACAAAGCCATATCTGTGGCCGAGTGATCATCGTTTATCAAATGACCGTTAAACAGATCCTGAATGCTCTTCCCGTTCTTGCTGTTGAACATCCTTTCCCATATCTCCTTATTGGAAAGATTGCTCATATCACGGGATGAAGCAGCAGAAGGGTTGGAAGGTTTCGATTCTTCTTTTTTGTCCTTCAAATATTTTTCGAACAGCTCTTTGAGCTCGTCTGTTCGTTCTTCAACGGCCCCGATCCCGAGACTATTACCGGTAAAGGTGAAATAGCGGCCGTGGCGGTATACTTCAAGCCCAAGTTCAGGATTTTTTCTACCTGTACCCGGCCCCCGTAATGGGATCTTACCTTTTGCGATAATGTGGACGCCCTTGCCGCTGGGTGAATATTCGGTGTAGCTGCCAATCGCCTGAACAATTTCCTCAGCGAACGGGGACAAGACACCATCCTCCACACAATGATCTATGTCTATGCCGATGAACGGATCATTTTTTGAAAACATGAAGCCGATCCCGTCATAATCTCGCTCGTTGTAAAATTTTAAAACGGTCGGGAACGTCGACCAGGTTCTTTTATTACTGGATTGAGCCATGCTGCCGTCAATCTGGTATGGCACTTTTGTTTTCTTACCGTCACGTTCTTCGGAACGCCATAAAATCCACTGAGGGGCGTTTTTTAGCTCTTGCGGTATGTTCTTAAATTCGTACATGTGATAACTCCCCTTTAAAAACGAGGGAGCTATACACTCCCTCAAAAGTGTTTTTTATGATCAAAACGGTACATCATCGTCACTGATGTTAACTGGAGCTGCTTCCGGTGCAGGTGCCTCAGACGGCTTAAACGCTTTGACTTCCGGATACTTTTTGCCGTTATGCTCTCGTTCTCCGACAAGCAGGCGAACCGGTTTATTCAGAAACGCCTTGGCCCATTCGATATGATCCTTAAATTGCATTCCGTTTGGAAAACCCGCGGCCTTTGATGCTTGGTGAAATCTCCACATTGCATTTTCCGTAACGGTGAAATTGTCGTATAGAATTTTCTGGCCCTGGCATGGCTGCTCAACGTCAGAACGGATTTCATAATCTACGACAAGACGCTCGTTTCCGGATGCAGCCGTTTTGGCTTCAAAATTGATAACTGTCGCTTCGTATTCTCCTGGTTTAATCGGTTCAAAAGCTTCACCTTTGCTGTGGTCTACTGTAAACATTATTTTTCCTCCTTAGTCTTTAAAGCTTGTAATCTATCAAGTGCGGCAGATGCCAGCTTAATAGTCCATTGATCAAGTTTTTTATTTGCTTTAATCTGAAATTCTTCAATCATTTGCGCGGCTGTTTCGTTGCCAGCGACGATCGTTTTAATTTCATCAATCAAACGGATTCGTTCGGCTTCTTCCTCTGCTTTCACGTCAATACCGAGCTCAAGCCATTGGTAAAGCTTGCGGCCGACTTCTGGATTGAGTTTAAAAGAAGAGCCTTCAAACATGCGGGTATTATCTTTGGAAGTTTCCGCCAAATGATCAATACCAATATTGAAATTGAGCATGAATTCATACTCCATTTCGTCTTTTTGCACAGGCTTGGTCCCGACCTTACGCGGCGCCATTTTCCCCTCACTGTTCGGCTCAACAACGTACTCAGTTTTGGTCCGAAGCGTCGCCAGAATGTGGACGTCATTTTGCGTTAACGTTTTTATTAATTTCGTAGTTTCGGGCGCAAGTTTACCCCAGTTTTGAAATGAGTTACCCTGCATTCCCCCATGTTTTTCAACAATGCCGCCTTCTCCCGCCCAATTGTGGGAAAGCGAGTCAATAATGACAACTTCGGCACCGGCTGCCTTAATTGTTTCAAGAGCCATTTGATAGCGTTCTGTTGTGTAAGGCGGGGTAAAATCGATGTGCTTAAAGCTTCCGATCCGTACATCATCAAATTGCAAGTTTGCATATAGTTTCGCCCGCCGGTGTTCGGTATCCACAACACCGATCTTTGACCAAATTTCCTCATCGCTTACCTCCGGGTATGCTTCCCGCATCATTCCGTAAGCGACAAGCAGGGCGCCGGCAGTCTTTCCGGATCCACTCGGCCCGATAAAGCCGACAATAGCCTTTTCTTTCTCCCGCTGTGCATCTGTTACTTCAAACATCTATTACACCTCCACATTGAAGCTGATTGAGGCCGGTTCGATCTCTACCCCCGGAACAGCTTGTCCATTTTCATCAACGACAACCTTTTTGCCGCCAACCTCTTTGATAGATAGAGATTTTTTAAGGTCGCCCCATCTGACATCTTCTTTGATAAATTCAGTGAGCCCGGCCTCTTTCACATGCTTGAGAAGTTGGTCCTTATCGGCTGGCTTAGGCTGTTCTTTAATTGCCCGGCTTTTGGATTTGCCGTAAGGTGTGGAAAGTGTTTTTGCTTTAGGATCCTGATCAAGCTGCTTTGAATGGTAGATGCTGACCAGGTTTTCAAAGAACGCCAGATTGTCCGCGACAGGTTTTAGCTCCTGGGATTCCCATTCATCGATACGCTGCCTTTCGGTTGCCGCCAGCGCCTTGATTTCTTTTTCCTGTGTCTTTAAAGCAGCAATTTTCCGGAACGCCCAATTTAGACTATTCATGTCCGTGATCTCAAACTGTAGACGGCTCTCCTGCTGCAGGCTATTATTTGAAATCTCGTTTAGTTCAAACGCCTGTAAAGGATTCATGTATTTTGCCTCCTAATTGATTTTGTAATAGACTCCATTTAAAATGAGGTTGTTAAGTATTGTTTTTAGTCGCCTTTGCCGAGGCGGCTTTTTTGTTCATAAGCTGACGGATAAAAAGCAACAACTTGAATTTCCCTATTAATTTCAGTTGTGTACCAAAAGCTATTATCGTAGGAACGCTGATTAATTTTTGTGTTCAATTTTTCAGCTGCATCCTGCACTTTTTGAAGAGCTGTCTCTTCATTCTTACAGTGATAGTCAATGCCAATCCGCCCGTCATTTTTTAATGCACTTTCAACAAGGTGCAATACTGCATCAATCTGTTGTGGATCCATTTTCACCCTCTCTTTCTGCATCATTCTCGTCCTTCAAATTTTCCAAAGGATAACCGTAACGGTTAATCTCAGTGATCATTGGGTGCTCGATATTCATTGATACACTTTCCTCACAGTTGAAACATTAATCCCTCTGCTTGCGAGATTGGACACTATTTCACGGAGCTGGACGACTTGTTCTGGATGTTCCATCCGTTGAAGGTCCTTGCAATTTGAAATGATTGTCGCCGAAATTTCTACACATCCTTCAAAATCATGTTCCTCGATCGCGGCAGGCAATTCCGAAATAAGATCTCGCGTTGAAATGAACAGCCTTTCCGCTTTTTCGCGATCAGCTTTTAGAAAATGATTTAGGTTCATGCTTGAATATCCCCCATTTCTTTAATTGTTTGGCTATCTCCCTGACTAAGTAGAGTTACATACTGAAAGCAATACTGTTTGATTTTTTTATCAGCAAACATAGCCGCCTTAACTTTTCCTTTAGCAAGTAGCTTGCTTTTGAATTGAGCGAAAAAACAGGCAAGCTCAAGAGCTTTCAAAGCTGTCATGCTTATCACCTCCTTTCAAGCACCTTTTGTTTTTAAGGTTTCTTTTTCCATTGCCTTTTCTTGTTGCTCCTTGGCTAGGATTCTTGGAATGCTTGTACGCATAAAAAATTCAGCCATTCTTCTTTTTGTTGATTCTGATAAAGGTTTCATCTAACCGACCCCTGCTGTTCTTTTGTCTTGTATTTCCGTCATTTTCAACAAATTTAAATCAAGATCAATACAAATAGCTAATGATGTAAGAGTTGAAGCGCCGGGAATATATCTCCCATTTTCAATGTCCGAAATATAACTTCTTGATAAGCCCGTTTGTTCAGCCAATTCAAGCTGTGTTAATTTCTTCTTGCATCTTTGGTTTTTAATCAAAGCTCCTAAAAGTTTTCGATCAAACATTTACTCACCTCCTTTGTTGATAATTAGATTGTATTGCATTCACGTCATTTTGTAAAAATCCAAATTCCTTTAAAACTAAGCATTTTGTAGGAATTTCAAGAAAGATACTTGTATTAACGTCATTTCACTCAATTTTACTCCATATTACTTGTATTTCCGTCATTAAACAACTTGTATCCCCGTCATTTCCAGTCTATAATTTATATATAAACGTCGGTATAACCGACACAGGAAGGAGGCTTTTACTTTGTCAGTAGGCCAAAGATTAAAGTATTGGAGAAAACAAAAAGGATATACACAAGCCCAATTAGCTGAAAAAGCAAACATGTCAAGGTCATATGTTGCAGACGTTGAACGTGATAGATATAACCCAAGTGTTGAAACCCTAAGCTCAATTGCTAAGGCTTTAAACATCCCTGTATCAAATCTTTTAGAAGATAATCAGCGCCTTGTTTCTGAATCTCCAGAAGAATATCGAACATCGGAGAAAGATGAGAAAGACATTGCAAAACGGATGGAGCAAATAAAGAAAGATTTAAAAAATGCAGAGGGACTAAGTTTTTCAGGCGAGCCGATGTCCGATGAAGCTATTGAATCCCTTTTAGAGGCTATGGAATATGCCGTCCGACAAACCCAACGAATTAACAAAAAATACATCCCTAAAAAACATAGAAATAGTGACGATGACTAAACATAGAAACCTTTTTAGGGGGGGCAATTACTGTGTGGATTAAAAGAAAAGTAAATGAACTTGTATGTAAGTATGGCTCAAATAACCCTTACGAACTTGCAGAGATGCTAAAAATACAGGTTATTCATCGAAATTTACATAAAGAGATAATGGGTTTTTATTTTTATGATCGTAGAAACAAATACATTTTTCTTAACTCAAATATGAACGAAATTCAAATGAATTTTGTTTGCGCGCACGAGGTAGGCCATGGAGTATTACATCCTAAAGCAAATACACCCTTTATGCGTGAAAAAACGCTTTTTTCGACTAATAAAATTGAAGCAGAGGCAAATATCTTCGCAGTCGAATTACTTATACCAGACAATTCACTCCATGAATATCGGAACATGAATTACTCTATATACGATATAGCTCGTATTCATGGAGTGCCTCCCGAGCTATGCAGTTTGAAAAAACTGTCCAATAAAGGGGGTGTTGAAAATGTGATCATGAAAAGAAAAATTTTTTAAGCTCGAAACCGAACGTATGTTTCTGGAGAGGTGGTTTTTATGACTGTAGGAATCTATATTAGGGTAAGCACAGAAGAACAAGCAAGAGAAGGATTTTCTATTTCAGCTCAACGAGAAAAACTGAAGGCATACTGCATATCACAAGATTGGCAAGACTATAAGTTTTATGTAGACGAGGGGAAATCAGCCAAAGACACGAATCGGCCTTATTTGAAATTAATGTTAGATCATATCCAACAAGGTTTAATTAATGTTGTTCTTGTTTATCGCCTTGATAGATTGACTCGCTCTGTAAAAGACCTTTATAAACTCCTTGATCTTTTTGATAAGAATAATTGTATCTTTAGATCAGCTACAGAAGTTTATGACACTGGCTCGGCGACCGGTCGTTTGTTTATAACACTTGTTGCTGCAATGGCCCAATGGGAACGTGAAAACCTGGGCGAGAGGGTTACGATGGGTCAAGTGGAAAAAGCTAGACAAGGACAGTATAGCGCCCCAGCTCCTTTTGGATTTAAAAAACAGGATGAAACATTAGTAAAGGACAAAAAACAAGGCTATATCCTAATGGATATGATTGACAAAGTTAAAAAAGGATGGTCCATAAGACAAATAGCTAAATATCTTGATCAATCATATTTGCCTATAAGAGGTTACAAGTGGCACATCGCAACAATATTATCTATTTTACACAACCCCGCTTTATATGGTGCTTTACGTTGGAAAGATGAGCTTAATGAAACAAGCCATGAAGGGTATTTGACAAAAGAAGAATTTGAGGAACTTCAAAATATATTATATTCTCGGCAAAATTTTAGAAAAAGACAGATAGAGTCTGCTCATATTTTTCAAATGAAATTAGTATGCCCTCAATGCGGAAACCGGCTTGGATGTGAGCGAAGTGTCTATTTCCGTAAAAAAGATCAGAAAAATGTAGAGTCGCTCCATTATCGCTGTCAATCATGCGCTTTAAATGAAAGACCAAGCATTTCAGTAAGTGAGAAAAAACTTGAGAAAGCACTACTTCTTTTTATGAAAAATGTGAAGTTTGATCTGGAGCCAGTAGTTAAAGAAGAAAAAAATGAAACAACAGAAATTCAAAACGCTATAGTTAAAATTGAAAGACAGAGAGAAAAATTCCAAAAGGCTTGGGCGTCAGACTTGATGACGGATGAAGAATTTACTGCAAGGATGTCCGAAACTAGAAAGGCCCATGAAAATTTCACAAAAAGACTCTCTGAAATTCAACGAGCAACCCCTTTACCTATCGATATCAAAAAGGCTAAAAAATTGGTAAATGAATTTAAAATTAACTGGGCTTATCTGAATACTGAAGAAAAAAGGGAATTTGTTCAATCCTTTATTGAAAAGATTGAATTCACGAAAAAAGATCAAAATCCCCACATTCTTAATGTCTCTTTTTATTAG